CCCCAAGTGGTGCAGGTGGTACCGGTGCAGGTACCGCAGGTGGCAATGGCCAGTGGTACTCCGGTGGCATCTTTGTCGGTGCAGGTGGTGGTGCAGGCAACTACGGTGGCGGTGTCATCATTTTACTTGTCGGTGGGAACCTTACTATCAGCGGCACGGTTGATTGCGCTGGAAGTAACGGTGGTAACGGCGGTACTGGTGCGAACGAACAAGTTGTTGGCTGGGGTGCAGGTGGCCCTGGCGGTGGCGGCGGTGGCGGTCGCATTTTCATCTGCCACAAAGGTGATATTTCTAACACAGGGACACTGAATGTTAACGGTGGCAGCGCAGGTACTTTTGACGCTCGCGACACCTACCCCCCGACCGCAGGTACAGCAGGCACCATCGGCACAACCGCAGTCAAGACCTACGATCAATATATGGAGGAGGATGTCGCATGATCAACATTAGAACAGCAGTTTTGCATAACGGCGTAGATGCTTCGGCGGAATACGCCAAAGAGGTGGCGGCGCAGATTACGGACGAGTGCGCTGTGGTCAACGCCTACACCAACGCACCTTTGCGGCACGTTCTCCCTCTGCGGGCTGTGCCTAACGTGATGGTATGCCTTTTCTGTGATGGTTTGGAGGAATACCAAGAGGTGGCGACTATCATCAATCAGCTCAACCAGATCAAGAGCGCGGACTTCACCACGGCTACTTTCATTGAACAGGCCGAGGCGGGCAACGTGGACGCTGAGACGGCCTCTCAGCACAGTGAGCTTTTCGAGGCGTGGGCATCCGGCGTGGAGTACGCAGTTGATGCTTTGCGGCAGTATGAGGGGCAGCTCTACAAGTGCATCATGGCTCATACCTCGCAGGATGATTGGACTCCCGATGTGGCGGTCAGCCTGTGGGTGAAGGCTCACGATCCTGCCGAAGAGTGGCCTGCATGGGTGCAGCCTACGGGCGCGCACGATGCTTATGCTATGGGGGCCAAGGTCTCCCACAATGATAAGCATTGGACGAGCGACATTGACGCCAACACCTACGAGCCCGGTGTGTACGGCTGGACGGAGGTGGCAACGTAATGGATTACATTGTCGAGATCGTCATCGCGGTTCTCGCCCTTGTGGGTACATTGGGCGGTTCGTATATGTCCAACAAGAAAACCACTGCGCTGGTCGCTTATCGGCTTGAACAGCTTGAAAGTAAAGTGAACAAGCACAACGAGGTTATCGAGCGCACTTACCGGCTCGAAGAGCGGGTAGCAATCGACGAGGAAAAAATTCGGGTCGCCAATAATCGGATTAGTGACCTGGAGGATTTTCATAAATAAAAAGGAGGAAAATATTATGAACTTTGAGATTACTGAACTGCTGAACGCCATTATCGCTCTAATGGCAACCGTCATCACCACTTTTGTTATCCCTTGGCTCAAGCGCAAGCTGGGCAACGAAAAGATGACCGAGTTTCTCCAGTGGGTGGATATCGGCGTTCTCGCTGCCGAGCAGCTTTACGATTCCCTTGACGGTCACAAGAAGAAGGAGTATGTGGTGAATCTGCTGAAGGAGAAGGGCTTTAAGTTTACCGATGCGGAAGTTTCTGCGGCTATCGAGGGTGCAGTAAACCGTGTGCATACCGAGCTTTATAACAAGAAGGTGACGGTGGATGGCTAAAGTCTATCTTTCGCCTCCATATCACAGATTTAACCCCTGCGCCATTAACGGCTGCGATGAAACCACCCACAACAACCTTTACATGGACGAGGTGGAGAAGTTTCTCACCGCCTGCGGCATTGAGTGGAAGCGTGGCCCGCGCCGTGTGCCCAAGTCCTCGGAGGACGGTACTGCGCTGATGAAGCAAGCGGTCAAAGAGAGTAACGAGTGGAAAGCAGACATTCATTATGTCTCCCACACCAACGCCTCCACAAACCTTGCTGACGGCGTTGGAACGGGCAAGGCTAAAGGATGCCGCCCCATCATCTACGACGGCTCTGAGCGCGGTGAGAAGCTGGCAGCATACATGATTGCACGGCGCAAAGGAGTGTACGATGGTGCAATTACGCTCAATCGCCGAACTGACTTGTACGAGTTGCGCGTTCCTACCGCAGTTAGCTTCTACGAGGAACACGTATTCCACGACAACCCCGAAGATGCGCAGTGGTTTCACAGCCATATGCGTGATGTTGCCCGTAGTGCAGTACAAGGTATGTGCGATTATCTCGGCGTAACGTTCGTTGACCCGTATATGGCAATTGGCATTGATACGGTAAATCGCGCAGAATACGACGCTCTCTTTGAGAAGTACAACGCACTCTACAGTGGCGTGAAGAAACTCGCCAGCGATTTCGCCCCGTAATCCGAGGGTATGGAATTACACCCCGCACAGGCTGAACGCTAATGGTGAGCCTCCTGTGCGGGAATACGGCGATTCCTGTGCGCGTGAGCATAGTATCGCCCCTTGCTCCCTCCTCACCGCCCTGCTCCGAGGCGGCGAATATCGGGCAAAATAAAGAGACCCCCTTCTACATGGAGGGGGTCTTTCCGATAGTTTTCCACAATATGTGCTTAATTTTGAAAAATTAGTATTGATTTGTGGAAAACTTTTTGGTATAGTAGTCCCAACGACAGCGGACAAAAAAAGACCCCCGATCTCTCGGAGGTCTATGAATAAGTCACATCCGCAAAAGTGCTTCCAACACTGATGCGGAACTTAGGATCGCACCAACCGATCCGGCAGCGCCTTTGCGCATACGACTTATCCGTACTACTATTCTAACATGGTGGAACGAAAAGTCAAGGGCAAAGTAGCATCTTTTTTACGAATTTCGTAAATTTCGAGCCGATTCGGGGTGATCCGAGTCGGCTTTTCGTATTGTTCGACAAAATAACAAAGAGCCGGTCTGGCAACCAGCTCCTGTCGTTTCCCTTTTTTAAAACCGAATACAGCTCCATAACGCCCTGCTATGGTTTTTCTGGCAAAAAATCAACGCTAGTAGGGTGCGGCGAAGCTTTGCCTTTTTGAAGGCCCATTTAGTGTTGACATTATATCAGTTCTGATGGGCTTTGTCAAGTGCGCTTTTTCGCCTATTAAACTGAATATTGTCGCGAGGATGGTACCCACACTACAACAACCTCGTTAAAAAATGTTGGACTGAATGAACCGAAACGAAGTGTGGCTGAAGACATTCCGGCAGTGCGTGTGATACTCTCTCCACGTTGCGTACTGTCGTCAGCACGGCTGACAGCACCGTGGTTAAATAATATGCTATGCGGAGGACGTTCCAGTGTGTCGCCTTCAGCTAATGCCGATTGGATGGAAGTATCGGTGATGATCTCAAAACGCCCTGGCGGGATGTGAGTGGATTTGAACGGCTGATTGAATTACGAGAGAGTCAATCGAAAGTCCCGATTCCCAAGACTATGAATCGTAGATTTTTGTGGGTAAAGACCGATTCGTCGGTCTTACTCTGCCCTCTTGAACCCTCAAACCCAGCCTATGATGTTGACCCTCTCCCCCAGATTTGTCAAGCACTTTTAGAGATAAATATTCTCTACGTTTAGTAGAATCACCACTGATGAAGAGGCCCGATAAGAGGTCGAGCTGGCTCGATCCTCGTTCGGGACGCGACCAAGCGTGAGCGCGGTTAGCGAAGATACTCCAAGGTGTGGACTAATGGCGTGGTCTGTCCTTTCCCCCTATTGAGTAAACGGAACATAGTTTAAAGTTCAAGATAGTAGCGATAAACCAAGCTTGACAAAGTATAATATAATATATAATATAATACATAGCATAAGATATGCCATAAGATATATTATAAAATATATCATAATACAAGGGGGATCATATGAAAATTATAGCGGTAGCAAATCAAAAAGGTGGTATCGGTAAGACGACCACAGCGATGGCGTTGGCAACGGGTCTCGCAAAAAGAGGGGAAAAAACCTTACTCATAGACTTAGACCCGCAGGCGAACGCGACAGATACATACAAGGCTGAGATTGATGGCGTGGGTACAGCTTACGACCTTCTCGTGAACGGTGACGCAGATTGCATCCAGCACGTGGAGATGGGTGACATTGTGGCTGGTGATCCTAACTTAAAGGATGCCAGTAAGCTCTTGGATGGCGTGAGTGCTGCGTATAGATTGCGTAAGGGGCTTGTTTCTATTGCACCTAACTATGACTATATTATTCTCGACACGCCACCGGCGCTCTCTGTTCTGCTTACAAATGCTTTGACGGCTGCTGACACGCTGGTTATTCCTCTTACGTCTGATCGCTATGGTCTCCACGGTCTTGTGCAGTTGAACGACACCATCAACGATATTAGAGAGTTTACAAACCCTAATCTGAATGTTGCTGGTCTTCTTTCTGTAAAACACCGTAAGGAAACGACACTTGCAAAAGCTGTTGATGATGTCTTGCCGGAGTATGCAGAGTTGATGGGAACCAAGATTTTCGATACGAAGATTCGTGAGAGCATCGACGCTCGTAAGGCACAGGCAGCTCGTCAATGTTTGTATGATTTTGCTCCACAGTGTAACACAGCGAAAGATTATAACGATTTCATAGACGAACTTTTGAAGGAGGCGAATTGACGTGGCAAAAAACGCGGCAAAGTCGAACGCGCTAGGGTTGGATTTCGACCCGAAAAGTTTTACTAAAACAACCGAGGTAACACCTCCCCCCTCCTCTTCTCCAGCCACAAGTGGCGTGGTGATCGAAGGTCTTGAAGTCAAGAAACCACTGACCAAGGGAGTGTCTCTCACGCTGCGAGAGGACACGATAGAGAAGCTAAAAAAGGCGGCAAAAGCCAACAAAGTAAGCGTCTCGAAGTTGGCAGATTACCTTATTTCTAAAGGTTTAGAGCAGTAACATAACATATATCATAAGATAAATTATAACTTATGTTATGTTATATATTATAATATATGTTATGATATAATAATCCCCCGTGGTAAACACCACGGGGGATTATTTTTTTATTTATAGTTTCTCATAAATTCGCCCATATCCAAGTTCAGAAATTTGCAGATTTTGAAAGCCACTTGCAAGTCAACATTTCTTCCACCGGATTCTATAAGAGAGTAGTAGCCCTGAGAAAGACCAACGTTGCGACATACATCGAACTGGAGAAGTCCTTTTCTCATTCGAGCCTCTTTTATAAATGCTCCAAAAGCTGCATTAAATCTATTCTTTTCGTTAGTGTCCACGATGAACCTCCGTATATTTTTGTTTATTTTATATAAAACAAGATACTCTCGTTTGGTGATAAAGTCAAAATATTGCTATTTGTAAAATTACCTCTTGCAAAAAAGAAACTTGGGGTTTATTATTTCAGTATAGCAATATTTCAAATAGCAATATTGTTCGAAGGAGGTGTAAAATGAAGTCTGTTTATCCTAACCTCGATTCTTTGATGGAGGAGAGGGGTATTGACTACCGCGACCTCGCAAAAGAAATGAAGGTCGATGATACCACTATGTATCGCCGGTTAAAGGGGATTTCTGATATGAAGTTAACCGAAGTTTTGGGCATTTGCAAATATTTCAATAACTTCGATATCGAGTGGGTGTTCACACGAAAGCTATTATAGCATATAGCAATATGAAAAGCAAGAAAAATTTGAAAGGAGTCAAGTAAAATGTGCGAATTTTGCCATCATTCCCCACATCTTGCAGGGTGTCCCAATGCTCCTGATCCTCGCACGGTGTTCATCTGCTCCGAGTGTGGTGAGATGATCTACGAGGGAGACGGGTTTTACCGTGTGATGCAAGAGACATACTGCGAAGAATGTATGGACTCTATGCACGAGATCGCCGAGGTGGTCGAATGAAATTAACACAGCGTAATTATTATGGCCCGAAAGCCAACAGCGAGTATTTCAGTGTTTCTCAGTACAAGGACTTCCTTAAATGCCCTGCGATGGCTATGGCGAAAATCCGTGGCGAGTACGCACCTGAGAAGGGGAGAGCGTTGATCCTCGGTTCTTACGTTGATGAAATGCTGACAGGCACTCCCGAATCGAGAGCGAAGTTCATCGAAGAAAACCGCCTGGAACTGTTTAAGAAGAACGGCGAACCCTACGCTGACGTTCTGCAAGCCTCAGAAACCGTCGCAAGAGTTAAGGCGCAGCCGTTGATGATGAAGTACCTCGACGGAGAGAACCAAGGGATTATGACGGGCGAAATAGCTGGTGTTCCATTCAAGATCAAGATGGACAGCTACAAACCTGGCGAGTTTATCGCTGATCTGAAGTATATGGCGAGCCTTCGGTCTCCGAATCTGTTTGAGCCGATGATTAGCTACTGGGGGTACGATATCCAGGCGGCTTGCTACCAGGAAATCGTGCGACAAAACACAGGTGAAAAGCTGCCGTTCTATTTCGTCGTGGCTACCAAGGAAAAACCTGCTCACTTGGAAGTGGGTAGAATCAGCCAAACAAACATGGATATCGCCTTAGAAAAGGTCGAGAAAACCCTGCCACACTTCGCAGCCATCAAGCGTGGTGAAGCTGAGCCGGAGCGTTGCGAGGAGTACAGTTGCGATTACTGCACCGCAACGAAGATTATCACGGAACCCATCGATACAGACCTATTCGGAATGAGCAAAGCGCAGAAGCAAGAAGCTAAAGCGTTTTTTATTTGACCCTAATATTTCAAATAGCAATAAGAAAGGAGCAAAACATGGCAAACGCACTACTTTTCAGCCATAGCGGTGGAGGTAAAACAGTGAACTCCACACTCGTGGCAGCACCGAACAGAGGGAGAAACCTCCTAATCTGTACCGACAACAGCAGTATCGTTCTGCAAAACTTCGAGAGACCGAACCTCGATATCATCAACGTAAGCGCCGTAAACGAGTTCGTGGAGGCATACAGAGCCGGTTATCAGAGCAAGAAGTATGACAACATCATCCTCGATAACCTCTCCGATTGCATCGATATGTGGCTCTTGGAACTTGACGAGAGCGGTAAGTTCAAGGACTTCCGACAGGCATATCAGCTCGTGTATCAGAGTTTGAAACGTCTGTCCCGCGAGAGTACCACGCTGGACTGCAACACTGTGTTCACCGCATGGTGCGACATCGTTCAGATTACGCTTCCGACTGGTGAGGTCGTCAACAAGTATCAGCCTAAGATTCCTGCGAAGATTCTCGACAACGTGTGTGGCCTCATGAACGTGGTCGCTTACATCAACACCGTGGAGAAGGATGGGAAGAAGATTTGGTACTACGTTACCGAGGGTGGCCCCGCACTGATGGCGAAGGATCAGATCGGCTGCCGCAAGAATTGTATGCCTAGGAACCTGTTCATTATGCCGGAGGTGAAGAAGTGAGCGCCTTTTGGGAAATCTACGACACCTATATCAAGCGTGAAGGTGCTGACAGGCTGAGATCGTGGATTCGCTCTACGGATTTCGAGACGGCTCCTGCATCGACAAAGTTCCACGAATCCTACCGTGGCGGTCTCGCAGAACACTCGGTAAACGTGTTCCACGAGCTTGTGCGATTACTGAAAGCCTATCCCGAAGTGAAGTGTTCCGCAGAAACGGCGGCGATTATTTCTTTGTTGCACGATCTCTGTAAGGCGGATTGCTACGGAACTGAGTTCCGCAACAAGAAGGAAAACGGCACATGGGTACAAGTTCCGTTCTATACGTTCGACGAGCGTTATAAGTTCGGTGGTCATGGTGGCAAGAGCGTGTATCTCATTATGAAGCACATGGCGCTTACTGACGAAGAGGCTGCCGCGATTAACTGCCACATGGGTGTGGAGAACGGCAACTGGAGCGTGAATGAGGCGTTCCGAGCCTATCCCTTGGCGTTCCTGCTCCACACGGCAGATATGGCATCTACCATTCCTAACATTATCAATAAATAACAGGAGGAAAACAAAAATGGCTTGGATTTTTAACCCTAACGAATTTGAGGCACAGGAATTTAGCATCGTTCCTGTTGGCGACCACCGCGTTCGCATCGCAGATGTGGTTGAGAAGACCTTCAACAGCGGAAATAACGGCTACGAGGTTACGCTGACCGTCTCTGCTCAGAGCAGCAAGCTTTGGTTCTACCTCGTCCTCGACCCCAGTGACACCAAGAAGACCAATCAGCGCATCGGCACTTTCTTCGAGTCCTTCGGTATCACCGATTACGACACGTCCCACTACCGTGGCTGGGTGGGCAAGGTTGGTGCGGTCCGCGTTCGCCACGAGGAATACAACGGTAGCACCTCCGCTAAGGTCGCTTTCTGCCTCTCAAAGAAGAACCAGGAGAAGTTGCCTCCTGCACAGTTCGGTAACACTGCACCCGTCACCTCTGCTCCCGTAATCGAAGCGTCTGACCTGCCTTTCATGTAATCATGGCTGTCAAGCTATTCGATTACCAAGACGAACTTTACCGCAAGGCTCTTGAATCCTTTAAAGGAGGAACCCGCAGGGTGCTCGTTGTAGCACCCTGCGGATAGCCGGAGCAGGGAAGAGCTACCTATTCCTAAAGATGTGCGAGAGCGCCGCTAGTCGTGGAAAGCGAGTGCTGGTGCTGGTGCATCGAAAGGAATTGGCAGAGCAGCACAAACAGCTTTTCGCTGATTTTGGTCTCGATACCGAAAACATCCGCGTTGCCCTGTTTTGGTCTGAAGTAAACAGGCTCGGCGAGAACGGTACACCAGACCTAATTATCGCAGACGAAGCTCACTGGCTTCCGAAGACGATTCGTAAAGTCTTAGATTACTACGATTGCAGAGTAATAGGCTTAACCGCCACGCCAGTTCGATTAACAGGCGATCCGATGGGTGCTGTTTATGAGGATATGATAGTTGGCGTTGGCGTGAAGGAGCTTATAGAACGCAAGCGCCTCGCTCCATACGATTATTATTCCGTCCCTGTAGCAGATGTTTCGGCACTGTCGGTAAATCGTGGCGATTACGTGATAAGCGAAGCGGAGGCTTTGTTATCGAAGCCAGCTATCTACGGAGATGTGATAGAAGCCTATAGGAGCCACGCTGAGGGCAAGAAAACGCTTGTGTACTGTACGAGCATCAAGCACTCCAAAAGCGTTGCAGAGGCGTTCAGAAACGCGGGATATAAGGCTGAACACATTGATAGTAACACCCCGAAAGCAGAGCGTCAGCGCATCATGCAAGACTTCCGAGACGGCAAGATTCAGATAATCTCGAATGTTCTGCTAATCGTGGAAGGTATCTCTGTTCCGGACTGCGAGTGCTGCATACTCCTCAGACCCACACTCAGTACCACGATATACATACAAAGTGCTATGCGGTGTATGCGATACCAGGAGGGCAAACG